ATTGCCTTTAGAAATATCAAGTTTATAAGCAATTTTATCCGCAATTCCATACTCTATCCTTCTTTCAACCGATGTTTCATGGTTGCCTGGGGAATAGAAAGCAAGTACATCTTTATAAGGAGTAAGAAATTCTACAACATCATTAATTACCTCGTCAATGTACTTTGATGAATTGTATTTAGGATTTAAATCAGCCTTGTTACTTCGTGGGTCGTATTTGCCTTGCATAAGGTCTAATAAATCCCCAAAGATAAATACTGGAGCATTGCGTTTAAGTGCTAAATCAAGGTGTTGCTTTAATTTATCACGGTCACAATGGACAGAATCAAGGTGAACATCGGATATAAATAGCATCCATCTTTCTTTGCCGTATACTTGAAAATCTTTAAACTCATGCGTGTTCGGAAATATCTTGTTAAGTTTCATGTTTGTTTATTTTAAAGGGGATAGAAATACATCCTATCCCCTCGGCACTAAGGTAGCATATCTTTCTGCGCCTATAATTTAAAGCCTATTAAAGCAAAAGCTGCAGAAATAAGTCCAAGTTTTGCTGGTAATTGAACCTCTATTTCTTTGCCAGCACATTCTTTGCTTGTCTCTTTGATTTTGTCCCAAATGATTTGAGCCAATTTAATATACTCTCGCCATGTAAACTTAACTTTATTTCCTTCCATAAAGACATTCACTTCGCTTGCAAGTTCTGCGAAATTCATACTATAACAAGCAATATCACCTATTGGTGATTTAACTGTGTCTGCGTTTTTTAACGCACTTTTTAAATTTGTTTCAATCATTTTATTTGTTTTTAACGTCTGAAAAATCTTGTAATTAGAGTACCTAATTCAACTCCAGTAATTCTCTTTATGTTCTCAGCAACCGAAAATAATTCAGTTGCAGAAATCATCATGGCTACCATGTATGTTATTGGAAATGGAATTGAAAAAGTATTTTTAGCTGCCTCAAATATGAGGATAGCTACAAAGTAAACAACTATTTTCTCTGTTGTCCGGTATAGACCTTTGCTACTTATTATTTCTTGTTTCTTCTTTGCCGCCTTGACACCTGTAATCGTGTCTGCAAAAACAACGGCAACTGTGAAAAGAAGGAAACCTTTTATTGGTATGAAAAAACTGGCAATCCAGCCGCAGCATAAAGAGAAGGCAATGAACTCGTAGCCTTGGTAGAATAGCTTAAGTATTATTGATTTCATTGCTTCAGTTGCTTTAATTTTCTCAAAATTAATTTGTTATCAATGTCTTTAAATGACTTATCATTTGTTTTGTAAATAACAAATCGGTCACCAGTGTTTGGATAATTTACAATTATCCCATAGGTGTCGGCAATAGATATAAAAGGCTTATTTATACTTTCACCAATTTTAATTCTTAATTCATTGTTTTTATTCCAAAATATTTCTGCTCCAGCCAAAACCTTAACACCGTTTGCGGTTGCATTGTAATTTCCAATCCAGAAGGAAGAATATAACTTATTAAGATAATCAAAGCTACTTTTAACGTTGCCGTTAACCATGCTTTTATCCAGCTTGTATAAAGAATTTATAAATTCCATAAGGTATCTTCACCAAATGTCTTAAATATTATAACCGTATCTTGGCTAAATATTAAACTTGGCAATAAGCATAAAATGATTAATATTTTTTTCATTATTTTCTGTTTTTTAGTTTGATTGCATTATAACCCAATTAGTGCCGTCACTAACAAGAGTTGCCCATTTACTACCTCCTGAACCTAAAATAGCAGTACCTAAAGTAGTTGAATTCTGAGGTTCAACATTACTACTATTGCTATTAACTGCACCTGTACCGAGGTTTTTTATAGTAAATGATTTACCACCATTATTAGTTGCCGAAGGTAATGTAATTGTTACTGTACTATTTTGATTTATCTTTAAATAAGCACTACTAACTGTATTCATAAAATTAGATGCAAATGTTTGTGATGTACTATTGTCAGATGTATAATATGGTTTAATTCCATATAAATTACTTCCTATAATAGATAAACCTCCATCAATATATAATTGACCTAAAACGTTATTAGCATCTTTACCTAATAATACAGTTGGTGTTACTGATGTTGTCACAATTTTAACTTCACCGTTGACATCAAGCGTCTTTGAAGGTGTATTTGTACCAATGCCAACCCTGTCAGTTGAAGCATCTACAAAAACCATGTTTGCGTTTCCATCACTTTCTATCCTTGTATCATAGTCGCCTGAACCTTCGTTAAACACGGCTGACCCATGAATCTCTAATGTTGATTGTGGAGATGTTGTACCTATACCGACATTACCTGTTGATGTTATTCTCATTTTTTCAGTAAATCCATTAGCTGGTATAGCATTAGATGTTTGTGTCCAAAAAGATAAACCTCCAGTAATTTGAGTATTTGCTGTAAAATAATCTCCTTCTCTAAATGAGCGAACACGACCACTTGTAAAGTACCCACCGCTTGACCCTTGATAAAAATCAATGTCTGCCGTTTCGTCAGTGCTACCCGTTTCGCTAAATGAATTTGTAATACGCAATGAAGTTGATGTACCGTTATTACTTTTTGATACCTCAAAAAGATTTAAAGGTGTATTTGTACCAATACCAAAATTTCCCACAAAATTAGCAGTTGTTCCAGTCAATCCTCCTGTCAACGTTCCACCAGTCAAAGGTAAATAAGTTAAAGCTGCAACACCTGTTCGCAAGTAATTTGTAAGCATGGAAGATGTATCGCTTACCAAAAGTGCGGATGTTGTATCTCTCCATAATCCACTTGAATAATATAAAGAAGCATTTGCAGAAGGTGAAGAAATAGCAACATCATGCAATTCGCTTAAACTAAAACCAGAAGCCACACGAATGGCAATAGTACCGTTATTAGAAGACGAATTTACACAGAAGCCAATTGGTAAATCAATGTTAGGTGCAACTGGCTCAACATCTGTCCAAACACCAGCCGTAGTTGGTGAAGGGTAAAGGATTGCCCCAGCAGCAAAAGTATCCGTATTAACTTGCCTTATTTTGCCGTAAGAAATAACGTAGCCATCTTCGCCATCGGTCAAATCATGTGCCGTTATGCCTAATAAATATTTTGCATCTATTGTGCCGTTGGCTATAAATTTTGATACAGATATACGACCACTTGCACCAACTGTGCCACTTGCGTAAACAAGGCTATTTTTAGTAATAGTTGAGCCAGTTTGATTTTTAACCAACCAAAAGTTTTTAAAGCCTAATTCGTTTGGCACTTTGTCGTACATTCCTAAAACTACCGTACCTAACTCATAATCCCATCGCATTTTTGCCGTATCTACATTATTTGTCGAAACACTTGTTTTAAAGAATAACGAATCAACTGGTTGAGTAAAGTTGTTATTAATGATAACTGTATCTGCATTATTAAACAACCAACCGCCTTTAGTTTTAATGTAATTGTACATTACATTATTAACTGTATCAATAATTATATACGCATTATTAATCGTAGAAGATTTTAGACTTACCGTGTCATTTGCACTACCTCTCCAAACCAAACCATCGCCAGTAGTCTGATAACCCAATCTTTGTTTATTGCCTGTCGCTGGATACTGGGCAAAGGCAAAGGTGCAGGAAAGGAGGAGGAAAAAGGATAGCGTTTCTCTTTTCTTTGGAATCTTAATTTTGTTTATCATTTTACCTATGTATTTTCTTCCTAAACCAAGTACAAGCTCTTGCGCTAAAACACCAGCAATGCGACCAATGGATTTTAAAAACTTTTTTTCTTTCTTAGGCTTTTCCATTAGTTTATTATGATTGCAAAGATTATATAATTTGCGCCATCGTAGTGCGTATTACTATCTATTGTAATTGTGCTTGGTTGAGTAATAGTATATTGAGATGCAATTAATTTCTGACCATTTTGGTAAACTTGGATAGATGCATCTGTATTTGTTGTTGGCAAAACTCCATCGTTTTTAGTGTACGTTAAAACATTTGATAAGGTTGCCAAAAATTCCTCTGAAAATATAGATATTAAAGAACCTGTTACAGTTACATTGGTTATGCTTTCATTAACATTATTATTTACAACTCCTCCGCTTCCTGCGTTGTTGGCCACTAACTGATAATCGCGAGGCTTAGATATTACCGTTCTCTCTGTATAACTAGGCATGCTCATCTATTTTAAAGTAATCACCTCTCCAAATATCTGTATTTAGGTCGTATAAACCACGCTCAAAAACATAGTATCCGGAGGAATATTCAATTACTTTGTGAGGTAAATAAACATCATCTATGCTTAAATTTTGAAATGGCATATCTATCATTCTTGGCAAAGGTCTTAACTGTCCTTTTATTACTTCATTTACAAGAAGCTGAGTTACTTTGTTAAATCCTTGCCCGGAGGAAACATCCCAGGTATTACTTAGCTTAAATGTACCAGCGTCTTCTTTAACTTTTAAAGCGCCATTTGTTGTTGCGGATATTCCATCGCCTAAATATGTATCTAAATCAAATACTACAGAAGATTTTTCGTCGTTATCCGATCCGTATTCTTTTATATCTGCTTGTCCTCCAATAGTGCCATCTGGCAGAAACTCCAAATAATTATTATTAATAGTATATGAAAGTGCGTAATTGCTTATAATATTTGCTCCTGCCTCATTACGCATCTCTTTTAAACGCATTGACCAAACATATTCAGCAGTCTCAGGAATATCTAAAGTATCAAATGATATTGTTTTATTAACTACAAAAGCATTATCAGCAAATACAGTTTCAACGTTAAATTCATATTCTGCTGCTGATGTCTCCCAACTGGCAGCATCTAACTGAAAATTAAAACCAGTTGTATAGTTGACATTTCTTTTTAAATATTTATTTTCTTGTTTTACTTGTAAAGATGTAATCTTGCCTGTAAAATTTGGAGAAGAAATTGAATCTAATTTTAATGTATCTGTATTTGTTGACTCTATTATATATTCATAATCTCCACTTTCTGTTATGGTTTTTGTAACACCGCCTAATCTTAATCTTAACTGTCCAGTATTATCTAATTTTACTTTTATATTAACGTAATATTTTCTATTAGCCGTAACACTAAAAGTAGTATAATAGGCTTCTGTCGCAGCCAATGTTCCCTCCAATATGCCATCAGCAATTAACCAACCACTGCCCAATGTCCAGTTAGCAGATGCAAAGCCTTGTAAAGGAAATGAATT